GCTACATCTATTGTCGGAACAAATGGGGCAACCCTCTATCTCACTGGCGTAAAGCTAGAAGAAGGCAACGAAGCTACCGATTTTCAGCACACTTCATATAGAGAACAACTAGAGAAGTGCCAGAGGTATTATGAAACTGGGAGAACTTCTGCTACTGGTTATGGTGCAAGTGGTACTGGATTTTGTGGTGAGATGGTAGACTATAAGGTAGAAAAAAGAGCAACAGCAACTTTAACACAAGCTAATCAAAGTTATTTTTCAGTTGACTCTAACGCAATTTTTCTAGGAACTGTTGGATTGTCTTATACCCTTAATGAAACAAATGGTTTTTACCATTGTGCCGCACACGGCGGCGTTAATGCTAAGTATATATTTACATATACAGCAGATGCGGAGTTATAGTTATGGAAAATAATATGAACATTACATCAGCTCAATACCAAGCAACGATTGAAGGCATAGACCCACCTATTAATCTTGGAATATTAGCAACAATAAACGGACAAGAAATGTTAGTCCCACTAGACTCAGCCAACACACACTACGCAGAGATACTCAAGCAAGTTGAAGCTGGTACTTTAACTATTGCGGATGCTGAGTAAAGAAACTTTGAGGTTGACAACCGTAATCAACTTGGGGTATAATGGCAACAATAGACCAAATAAGACAAGCAGCTGAGACTGACTTAGCAACATTCATCAAACTGATAGCACCTGAACAAGTACTAGGGCAATGTCACGAAGATGTTTGTGATTGGTGGACAAGACCAGATCATAAGTCACATCAGTTATTACTGTTCCCTCGTGATCACGGTAAGTCAAGACTTATAGCTTATCGAGTAGCATGGGAATTAACAAAAGAACCAACTCTTAGAATCCTGTATATATCAGCAACAGCTAACCTAGCTGAGAAACAATTAGGATTCATAAAGGGTATCTTAACTTCTGAGATATACACAAGGTACTGGCCTGATCATGTCAATGCTGACGAAGGCAAACGTACCCGATGGACAAACTCAGAGATTATGCTAGACCATCCTGATCGTAAGAAAGAAAATGTTCGTGACCCATCTGTTTTTACTGGCGGCCTTACTACTTCTCTTACAGGGATGCACTGCGACATTGCTGTACTCGATGATATAGTCGTATACGAGAATGCGTACACAGGTGAAGGCAGAAATAAAGTTAAGAGCCAATACTCTCTTTTGTCATCCATTGAGGGTGCTGACGCAAAGGAGTGGGTAGTAGGTACTCGTTACCACCCAGCTGACTTATATAACGATCTTCTACAGATGACAGAAGACTTGTATGATGATGACGGCAATAAGACAGGTGATGACAACATCTATGAAATCTTTGAGAGACCAGTTGAAGATAGTGGTGATGGTACAGGACAGATGTTATGGCCTCGTACTCAAAGGAAAGACGGTAAGTGGTTCGGGTTCGACATACGAGTCCTAGCTAAGAAAAGAGGACAGTACTTAGACAAAGGACAGTTTAGAGCACAGTACTACAATGACCCAAGTGATCCTGATAATGTACCTGTAGGTCGTGATAAGTTTCAGTATTATGACCGTAAACACCTAAGACAAGACAATGGGTACTGGTTCTACAGAGACAATAAACTTAATGTATATGCAGCAGTTGACTTCGCATTTAGTTTATCTAAGAAAGCTGACTACACAGCTATCGTTGTCATAGGAATAGATGCTGAGAATAATGTGTATGTGTTAGATATTGACAGGTTTAAGACAGACCGTATATCTGATTACTTCCAACACATATTTGATTTGTCAACCAAGTGGTCATTCCGTAAGATGAGAGCTGAGACAACAGTAGCTCAGGTTGCAATCGTTAAGCAGCTAAAAGAATTAGTTAAACAACACGGTCTATCTATAAGTATAGAAGAGTACAGACCTAACAAGAACCAAGGTAATAAACAAGAACGTATAGCTTCAGCTTTAGAACCTAGGTACGACAACCTTAGTATGTGGCACTACAGAGGTGGTAATACTCAAATACTAGAGGAAGAGTTATCCTCTCGCAACCCACCACACGATGACGTAATCGACGCATTGGCCTCTGTGGTAGACATGGCTATAAAGCCCTCACGTAGTGTAAGACGTACACGAGATAACGTTGTACAATTTAATTCAAGATTTGGTGGAGTTTCCTTCTAATGGCTGGCACAACAGTTGACATCGAAAATATTATTAATCCTCACAGTGTAGCAGTTGACATTGCAGACCGTTGGACATCATGGAATAATTCTAGAAAACCTAAGCTAGAGGAATGGAAAGAGTTACGTAACTATATCTATGCTACAGATACTCGTACAACATCTAACTCTAAGTTACCTTGGACTAACAGTACGACAACACCTAAGCTGACACAGATAGCTGACAACTTACATGCTAACTACTTCTCAGCTTTGTTTCCACAGAAACGTTGGTTCAGATTCGAAGCTGAAGACCAAGAGTCTAACACTAAAGCTAAACGAGATGTCATCCAAGCCTATATGGATAACAAGGTTCGTCAGTCTAACTTCGAGAATACGACAAGCAAGATACTCAACGATTACATCCAGTATGGTAACTGCTTTGCTACTATTGATTTTGTCAAAGACTATACAACGTATGAGGATGGTGAAAGGGTTGTCAACTACATAGGCCCTAAGCTAGTACGTATATCACCTTTCGATATTTGTTTTAATCCATTAGCACCTGACTTCGATAACTCTCCTAAGATTGTCCGATCTATTATGACAACAGGTGAGATCAAACGTAAGATTGCTGAAACAGTTGACAACAAGTACATGGAAGAAATCTTCGATAAGATGTTGGTCAACCGTTCAGCTGCGAGTGGTAACGATGTTGACGTAGCTAAGTCACAAGCATTTATTGCAGATGGGTTCTCATCCCTACAGGAATACTATGAGTCTGAGTATGTAGAAGTCCTAACATTTTACGGTGACATATACGACCAAGATACTGATACATTCCACAAGAACCGTATCATTACAGTTGTTGACCGTGCATACATCCTCACCAATGAACAGAACCCTAGCTGGTTAGGTAAGTCACCTGTCTTCCATGCTGGTTGGAGAGAACGACCTGACAACCTATATGCAATGGGTCCTCTTGATAACTTGGTAGGTATGCAGTACCGTATTGACCACCTAGAGAACTTAAAGGCTGATGTCTTTGACCAGATCGCATACCCTATCCTTAAGATACGGGGTGACGTTGAGGACTTCGACTTTGAACCAGCAGCTCGTATCTACTTAGGTGATGAGGGTGATGTTGGTTACCTAGTGCCTGACTCAACAGCACTTAATGCTGACTTCCAGATTCAAGGTTTAGAGAACAAGATGGAGATGTTAGCTGGTGCACCTCGTGAAGCTATGGGTATCCGTAGTGCAGGTGAGAAGACAGCCTTTGAGGTACAGTCCTTAATGACAGCTGCAGGTCGTATCTTCCAGCACAAGACAGCCCACTTTGAACGTGTGTTCCTAGAGCCAATATTAAATACAATGCTAGAAGCTGCCAGACGTAACATGGACTATGCTGATACGATCAGAGTACTTAACGAAGACACTGGCATATTCTTCTTTGAGCAGATAACAAAAGAGGACATAGCAGCTAACGGTAAGATCATCCCTATGGGTGCTCGTCACTTTGCTGAACGTGCTCAACGTGTACAGTCAATCACACAGCTGTACCAACTTAAACTACAAGACCCAACCATTGCTGCACATATGTCAGGAAAAGAGTTTGCTCGTATCTTAGCTGATGAGCTAGGTGAACCAGCACTGTTCTCTGAGAATATAACTGTCATAGAACAAATGGAAACACAGAAGATTGCTACAGAAGCTCAGGTTCAATTCGAAGAAGAACAAGAGATTGCAATCGAGAAGGGCTTATAAATGAAGTCAGCTTGGTTTAACAAATGTAAAACTAAAGAAGAGAAATTGGCAGTTCGTCAGAGCATCATGTCTAACCGTGAGAGCCTAGAACGCCTACAAGAGATTCTTGAGCCTATGCGAAAGGATACCCTACCTACAGCAGACTATGACAGCCCCTCGTGGGCTTATAAGCAAGCTGACAGGATAGGATACAACCGAGCACTAACCACTGTGCTTGATCTTATCAACTTAAACAAGGAATAATATTATGGTATTTACTGAGGGAACTGAAACCACACAGACCACTCAGCCAGAGCAAACACAAGAAGAAACCTCACCACAGGGTTCTTTTTTGTCAAAGCTCGTAGAGGCAAAGGGAGAGAACTGGAAAGACCCTGAGGTTCTAGCTAAAGGTAAAATTGAAGCCGATGGCTATATCCAAACTCTAGAAGGTCAGTTGACACAAATGCGTGAAGACTTGAAGAAGAAAGAGTATCAGGAAGAAGTTCTTGAACAGCTCCAGAAAAAGGCCACTGAATCTACTGCAGTGAATAATGGAGTGCCCAACAATAACAACAGTAACACTGACGGAGAGAACACCACTCGTAACATCAGTGAGGAAGACCTGAAGAGCCTTGTTGAACAGACACTTACTCAACGTGAAGCAGATGCTGTCACTAAGACAAATCTACAACGTGTTGATGAGGAACTTGACAAAAGCTTTGGCACTAATGCTGAAGAGGTTGTTAAGAAGAAAGCTGCAGAGTTAGGAATGTCAATGGATCGTTTAAGTGAAATTGCTTCTGAATCTCCTAACGCCTTCTTCACTCTGATCGGTGAACCTAAGTCAACATTTAACCCTATGGTTAATGGCTCAGTACGCACTGAGGGTGTCAACATGCAAGTCTCGACGGATAGAAATTGGCAATA